GTTTTTTCATTTAGAGTTTTCTTTAATTCTTCTCTAATTATTTTGTTTAGTTCTACTCTGTTCATTTTTTATATCCTTTTTATATTGTTTAATTTAATTGTTTTGTTAGTTTAGTTTAGTTAATTGTTGGAGATGACATCCACCCATTCTGACGGTCAATCACCATTACTAATTCCTCTAACAATTCAATCATTCCATCGTAAAGAGCTCCGTTATTAGCTTCTTCTGGGTAGTTCATTTCTGTATCCTTTACCCATCCTTTGAACTTTTTTGCTAATTGTTCTAATTCTCTACTACACCTCTGTCCCAGTTGATATTCCCCATCAACCTCATTTAAAGTTCTTCTATTTGAAGTTTTCTCATTTAGAGTTTTCTTTAATTCTTCTCTAATTATTTTGTTTAGTTCTACTCTATTCATTTTATATATCCTTTATATATATTATTTAAAATTTGTTTTGTTTTGTACTAAATACAATTTAATAAAAATAAATTACAATTCCTAATTTAACTCATAAATATTTTCAGATATAATATTATTAAATTGTGGAGTTTTGGATAAGAACTCACTATATAGATCTTCATATAAAGATTGTTTTGTTGTGTTTAATCTTTTGTAATTCTCTGTTGCAATTTGTTTTAAATTTTCTTTGATTGAACGTCTAAGTTGTTTTGTATTTCTTACAATAGAGTTTTCAACTAATTTCATAGTTGCTTCAAGTGTCTCATTATATTCTTGTTCTAACAACACTGATTGATCTTCTGAAATTTGTTTTTTCTTTTTTAAATCGACATACGATTCTGATAACATTTCAACAAATTCTTTCTTTGTAAATTTATTCGAGAATGAAAATTTTTCTTTCATTTTATTTTATTTCCTTTAAATAGTATATAATAAATATTAAAATTGTAATATCGCAAAATCAATTGATAAAGTTACACCAATTTCTAATGCACCTTCAGAACCAAAATCAATACTTCCAAAATCTAAATCTGTTGGGAATGCACCTTTTAATGTCCACTCTTCTACAATATCTCCAACCGGACCAAGTAACTGTATTGTAATATCTTTCTTGTAAAAATCACTATAACCATCTCTACCTGTTACTGACTCGTGAGATAGTCTAAACCATTCCATCATTGTCTGAGTTCCGGACGGGACAATCGGATCATATAATGTTAAACTTACATCTCCCCAAGTTGTTTTACCCTTAACCTTTCTCAATACATTAATATGTGGTAACTCAATTGTTCCACTTGAAGGTTGTGGTCTTGAGAAACCTTTTATCATCCAAAATGGAACTCCTTCAACCAACATTATTCCCCTGTTCTGTTGTTTAGGTTCAAACGGATTGAAGAATATATCATTTGCTTCAATTAAAGTTGCCATTATTATCTACCTCTAAATTATTATTCATTTTTTATATATACATTAATATTTTGGGTGTATTTTATTACTATTACACCCAAATATTAAAATTAATTATGCAGGAAATACAGCACCTGTTGGTAATACATTAAAGTCAATTACAACAAACTCTGCTGTCTTTGTAGGTTGTAACCAAATTTCACCAACTAACATATTTCTATCTATCATTTCAGCTGTATTATTAGTTTCATCCATTTTAACTTTAAATGCGTATAAACCATTTCTTTGTTGAATTGACTCTAAGTAAGGATTGACTAAGTTTAAAAATCTTTGTCTTGTTTGAACCACATTCTGATCAAATACTAAATACTTAGCACTTGAACCAATATATTTTTTAGCAGTTATTAATAGTCTTCTAACATTAATTCTGTCCAATGCCGATGGTTTTGCTTGTAAGGTTTTTTGACCCCAAACCGAAATACCTTCTTTTGTGAAGTATGCTATCGGATTCACTCTGCCTTCATATAATGTATCTCTATCTGCCTGGTTTAGTCTAATTCTTGTATCTAACAACTCTGGTAATCCACCTCTATTTAAACCCGCTGGTGCGTTCCAAGGAGCTGCGATTCTATCATTATAACTAAATGCTTGAACTACTGCCACAGATGGTGGTATCCAAATTGTTTTGTTATTATCATTATCAACACCATTTATCCAAGGATAATATGTTGCTACGTAATTACTATCTATTGCTTGAATTGTTGAAACTGCTGTTGCAACATTATCATCTATTGCGGTTGAGTCCATTATATAGAAAGTATCACCTCTATCTTCTGCCATCGTTTTAACATAATTAGTTACCGCTGAATGTAATCTATGTATTACACCAGGAGTAATTACCATATTGATATCATACTCATCTTGATTACTTAACATATCAACAACTTTTTTATAGCCGGTATAACCTGGAGCTGATGTTGATGAGAAATCAAAACCCATTGAATTACCGGCTGTTATGTGTTCTGCTGTTTTCTTTTGTAAATTAGGTTTCCATCCATCAAATCCACCTTGAAAAGGAACTATAAATTTTCTTGATTCAGGTGCTGTATTTGAACTTAGATCTAAACTACCTGTATATTTACTTGCTACCGTTGGGTAATTTGCATCTGGTGATTGTGAGTAATCTGATAAAACAAAATCACTGTTACTTCCTGTTGATAGTAAACCAACGACTGGTAATTGATTTAAGTAATTTAAATTATCATTAGAACCAAAATCAAAATCAAATCCAAAATAAATATTTTTATTATAAACGCCACCTAAAGTCTGTGTTGATTTAATATTCATTGCTACTGGTTGAGTAAACCCAGATGGTATTGGTGTTGATAATGCTCTAAATCCAAAAGGGACCAGGTTAGGAGAAACTGCTTTATTATTTACAGCATCTGAAACTTCAACCCTAATGTTAATTGACTTATTACTATAATTACCAAACGTCTTAACTCTGTCTTCACTATCTAATTCATAATATCTATCACCAATAACCTTTGCGATATAGTTAGGTGAATTAGGGTCTAAATTACAAGTGAATGACTCTACGATTGATGGTCTCAAATCGTCATCTTGATATGTATATTTTGAATTTGTAATTTTATCTTGATCTACATATCTTAATATAATATTAAATTGTCCGTATTCTGAACCTGCTATTGCACCAGCTGGTCTAATGTCTTGTATAGCAATTTTAAATTCTGTATTTGTATTGTTACCGTGTGAGATTGTATGAAATTTAAATAAATTATATTTAGAACCACCCAAATCTTGAGATGTTATCCAAGGAGTTGCTCCTGCACTATATTCATTTGTAAAATCAAAACCACCTATACTACCAGTTTCTATTAAAAGTGTAGTTGCTGGGTCTGTTGCCAAACTTGCACTTGCACCAAATTTAAACAATGAGAAATTATAAACTGGTTCTAAACCTTTAGGGTTTGTTCCAAATAAATTTCCAATAAAATTATTATTATTTAAATCAATTGACATACTATAACTCGTTGCATTCTTATTAATTGCGTTAGTGAAATTTGAAACGTCTGTAACAAATGAACCACTGACTGTTAATACTGAACTTCCAGAATTATTAGAATTTAATGTCGATGCTTTAAATAAACTTACTGCGTCTTCACTTGTAACAACAAATGTAGGATGAAGTAAAGAAACTAATCTTTTTCCATAACTACCTGTTGCAACTATTGCCAAAGGGTGATTTAGTGAATAACCACTTGTTCCTAATACTCTGACTACCGTTGCCTTTGGTGCATACTTAATATAATTTCTTACAGCATAAGATGTATAAAATTCTGGGTTGTTATTTCCAAACTTTTTAATTGCTTCTACTTCAGAATATATTACTGTTGGAACAAATGCAGGTCCCTTTTCAAATGGGCCTATAAATGCGGCTCCAATTTCACCAATTCCTTGCGGTAAATAAGATGAATCTTTCTCTCTGGTAAATACACCAGGGGAGACTATTCTTTCACTTGCCATTTTTAAACCCTCTAATTAATTATTTTGTTCTGAATTATTTTATCTTTCTTTTGGGTGTGGGTTTTTATCATCTTCCCATACTCCATTCAACCAGTTTCTACTCTTAAAATTTCCACCTTTCCAGGTTCCATCTTTCCAAATTCCACCACCAAAGGTTCCATTTTCCCAGGTTCCATTTTCCCACATTCCATCTTTCCAAACTCCATTTTCCCAGGTTCCGTCTTTCCAGGTTCCATCTATCCAGGTTCCATTTTCAAAGGTTCCGTTTTTCCAGGTTCCATTCCACCATTCTCCACCTTCAAAGGTTCCATCATACCATACTAAACCAGAATTATTTAAACCCAATATAACATCTTTAATCTCTGCCCTTAATATCCAGTCAGTTTTTAATTTAGATTTGATTATATCTATTGTTAAGCCATCTCTTAATTCTTTAATACCATAGTTAGATAAATCTTCAGATGAATCATCTTCATTTAATATTTTAATTAATTCTTCTTTAATTAGTTTATTTAATTCTAATCTTTTCATTTTTATTTGAACCTCTAATTAATTATTTTGTTCTCATTGTGAATAAGTTCTTTCTTGTAAATTACTCTCTTTCTTTGTTTCATTTTCAGGTTGAATTTCATCTTTAATAAAAACTCCTGATTGAATGTCTACAAATCCAGAACCATATTTTAATTCTAAGTCATTACTAATTTTAGTTTCTTTTATTATAATATTAGTATATTGTTCTTCTAACTTTCTTTTATGTTCTGTTAATGATTCTAATGCCTTTCCTGTTTCATAAATTGATAAAGCATTTTTTCCAGCTTGAATTGTTATTGTTGCTGCTTCTTGTTGAATACTTTTAATCTGAACCATTTCATCTTCTGATAGTGTGATGTTGTTACTCACAAAAACCTTCCTGTTTATATTTTAATACAATTACTTATTATAATTATATAACTTTTTTAAAAAACTCAATATATATTTTTTAGAACTCTTTTTCATTAATACCAACATAATAATCATTTGGAATTAAACCTGTTATTCTTGATTTTCTTGTTAAGTGACCGTTTACTATAATACTAATATTCATACCAAATCCCTCACCAGTGTATGCTGTATCCGGATTTTTACCAGCAAAGAATTGATTATCAAATACATTATCAATTTCATAATACTGTAAATTATGTTCTATGATATCTCCAATTTCAGGAACAACATTAATATCTATTAGTGTGTCTCTTAAGAAACCAAAATTAATTGTTTGTTCAAAATCTTGACCGTGATCTTCTTCATTGAAATCTGGGTCTTCTCTTGTTATTAATGTTGGAATTAAAACTGGGTTATAGAAATATAATCCATCAATATTTTCACCATAAACATTTAATTTATTTTCACTTTTAACTAATTTATAGTATGCAATTTCAGTATCAATAATATCATTTATCAATTCTTTATTTATTCTACTTATAAAACTTACATCCCTTGCCGAACCAAATAATGCCATTATTTATTTTCTTTATATTTCTTGTATAACAAATCTTCTTTAATCTTTACACCATCAAATTCTTTAATTGAATTTGTTAATTCTTTAACATTTACTATTATCACATCAATACAATTCTTTAGTAATTCCTGTTGCTCAGTATTTAAAACTTTTTTATTATTTTTCATAATTTTTATCTTAGATATATATTTAATGGTATAAATTTTAATGTGTCATTAAGAAACTCGGCTTGTTGTTGTTGTGATTCAAGTAATGACTTCATTGTTAATGTTTCTAATAATTCTTTTAATTCTGTTACAAGGTTTTCTTTCATCGTCTCAGCTGAAGATATTAGTGTGTCTCCATTTAAGCTAATTTCAGAATTTGGTATTGGTATTGATTGGTATTTATTTCTAATATTTCCTAACATTTCCATAACCGTTGCGAGTGTATATTTTTTAATCCAAGTTTTACCTGGAGCATTAATAAATCTATATTCTTTATTACCATACGG